ATGATTGATGTAGCACTAGAGTCTGATGGAATACTCGACGTAGTCAACGCATAACCCCTTATGTAGTAAGCAGCACTGTACCTTTTGAGCACTTGTCTAAGATTGGTGATCTTCTCTCCAAAATTATATTTTGCTGCAAATCCTGGTTGTCGCTTGGATACCCACAATGGATTAGGCATTGACTCAATTCGAGAATTCTGAACAGGCTCCGGTGTTTGATTCAACACTTTCTTTGAATCCAACTTGCTTTTATCCTTTTTCTCATCCACATTCACTGCTTTCAACCTCCCAGATTGAGCATGACATGTATTTGATTGAATCTCTCTTCTGACTTCCTGGACTGTCAATTCTCTAGCATCAACAAACTCTGCATCGTCTTCTGTTGACTCTACGACGCCAGAGTGTGCCAACATTACTGCTGGTGTTGGTGTAGGGAACTGGAATAGTTCAGGCATGTCATCAGTATCTCCTGATTTAAAACCTTCAAACTCTAGTTGCGGCCAAGCAACTGATGTGTTATAATTACTCCCAGTAATTCCACTCAATGTTGGCCAGAACACTTCAAGGTCATCATCAAAAGACATGTACACATTGATCTTTGCATATTCTGTCGTTGACTTTGTTGTTCTCAACTGATTAAGCACAAACAATTTGATATTGCCTATGCTCGATTGGTCGATCCCAACATAATCAGGGCAGTCAGCTTGCGCAAAATGGGGAGTTGGTAGTACTGGATATGGTGCATTATAAGGAATAGTAAACTCAGATTCAGATGTTCCAGTCAAATCATACACTTGATTATACATCATATCAGCCAGTTCTGTCAAGGGTGTTAGATCAGGGATTGTGACTTGAGATGGTACAAACAAAGCCATAATCCTCCCAGACATGAACTGATTAGCCACTAATTGAATGCGAATTCTCACACTACCACAATAGTATTTGAAAGCTCGCAACATCCATCCAGCTGTTGTATCTTCACCTGGAAACAATGGCAAATCAGCTAGCACATATCCAGACACTCTATTCACTTCCCAATTCACTCGCCTCAACAAACTCCATGTCTTTCCAATGTAAACAATGTCCATTTCATCATCCTTAGTACCAAACAACTCATTGCATGGTTCCAAAGCACACTTCGGGTCCACTACCAATTTCTCAATAGTGTCTGATCCCACACCATATGACAAAGAATTAGCAACAACTGGTGTAACTCTAATGTTAGCGCCTATATTATCAGGTTTTGAAAGCCCGACAGTACGTAACATACGAGTCACACCAGATGCCGCATCCGTAGCTGTTTCCACTATCTCAGTCATTGGTGCAACCAATCCCTCAATTGTGTCTGAAACCACACCCATCTGAGCATACAAAGGCACTGATAGAGCAGGTTCATCCAACCAGCCATATATTGAAACAGATACAGGAGTTGTAACAGTCTGACCAGAAGTCAGCTTGTTTAATACATACACCTTTACCTGTCCCAAC